TTCCATTTATAACTAACCCAATTTTAAGTCATCCTAGATATGTTAATCCAGAAAATCCACAGAGTAAAGATGGAACTAATTATGATACTGCTATTTTCGACTCAGGATGTACATCTGGAAACGAATGGAAAAATGTGGAACTAACAATAGAAGATTCTGATGTTGAAATATACGATAATACTGATCAATGGTATAAAAAATTAAGACTTTGGGTTTTTGCCGGCTGTGATCCAAACCAATCGGGTGCAACTAAATGGTTTTTGGGAATAAGTTGTGGAATATGTCCAGTTCAGTCCTCATTTGCATTAGAAAATACAAATAATCAAGATGTCAATAATGCTGATACAAAAATAATAAATATAGAAGGTAGTATCTTTAAAATAATCGGAGATATCCTATGACTATAAATTTTCGCTCAAGAATACCTGATATTATAGATCATGATATTATATTACATCAAGGAATTTGTTGTACTGGAAATAGTAGAATAGGATCTACAGGAGAATTTGGATATCATGAATGTTTTGCAAATAATGGACAGTATTTTCCATACACAAATTCCATAGTTGGTGTTTCTGGAGCGATACTTATAAGCCAAATACCAACATGTCAACAAAGAAATCCTAAAAATGCCACTTGATTCAACAGAAATTAAAATATTAAATGAAAGTAAACTTACGTGGGGCAGTTGTTATACAACAATTGATCAAGATAACGAAAAATATATCTCATGTAAAGAATCAATTGCCTATGAATGTAGTGGATATTTTGAACCAAAAGCTCCATGTTCTACATTTAATTTTTCAGACTTATTTAAATATGACAATAATTGGCAACCTTATAGTATGCCCGGAGCTAGTTTTTCTAATATTAGTATAGGATCTAAGTTTCAAGACCTAATATATGCAGGAAACTATACTCCGAGTTCATTTCAAATATCAGATCAACTGAAAACTTATACTTCTCAAGATTCTAATAGTTATGCAATTTTTATTTATCCTGATTTAGTTTCTCAATCTTTTGATTCATATATTCCATTAAAAAAAGATACTTCTGCTTTTAGCGGTTCTTATAATAAATTTTTTGGAAATAAAATAAATTCTATATTAAACACTTCAGATTATTCAGATATTGGAATACTATGGTCTGATTTTTATGTTCCTTCTTTAGGAGAATTGCAATTTATTAAAACTCAATTTAATTCTATAACAAATTTAAGAGCTAAATTAAATGTTTTGTTGTCTGGAACAAATTTTATATTAACATCATCTACTGTTTTTGTTGGAGATACACTTAGTTACAGACAGTTAAGACCATTCAATCAAAAATTTTTATATGGAATAGATCTAAACTCTGATACTATACCATATCCTTTAATAAGTTCAAAATTAGAAAGAAATAACGTACTTCACTTTAGATCAATTCTTTTAACTTAATAAATCTAATATGGGATGTGGTTGTAATAAAAATAAAAACTCTAAAAAATCCTGCACTGGCTCAGATTGTCCGTCAACAAAAGCAGTAAAGGAAATTACAATTGAACATTTGATTAAACCTGTTTCTGATATAAATACTCGTAGTGTTCCTGTTTGGGTAAAACAAAAAGGTTATAATATGGATCAAGAATTTAAAAAACGAGAAGTAGCGCCTTCAAATCCGATTGCAAAAGGATTTGGAATGGCAACAAGTTTTATTAATGCAATAGCGTCTAAAGGAGTTAATAGTGAAAAGGTAAACATTCCTTTAAAACAATTACGAGTATTGAGTTGTTTTGGGAATAAAGATTCTGGTGGAGTATTGCCTGCTTGTGAATACTTACAAACAAGTGCGACACCAGGAAAATTCTTTTGTGGAGGATGTGGATGTGGAGATAAGCCTCTTACTTGGTTAAACGGTACTGCAGACGAATACAGTAAACTAGATTATCCAAAACTGTCTTGTCCTCTTCAAATGCCTGGATTTTCTAATTATAAAGAATCTGCACCAGAAGAATCTGTTGCACCAGTTACTCGTCGAGCCTATATTGAAAAGATGAAATTTGAAGAATTAAACTCGATTCCAGTAACCATGCCAGAAGATCCCAAGAGTTAAATATTTTTTGAGTGAAGGCCCAGCTCCTTATAAATAAAATGGAGCAATAATGGGAAATATTAACTCAAAAGATAAAATTATTAAATACGCACTTCGGGCATTAGGTCATCCTGTAATAGACATCAACGTAGATCACGAACAATGTCTGGATCGCGTAGACGATGCGCTAGAATTATTTGCAGAACGACACTTTGACGGAGTAGAAAAAGTGTATTTTCGTCATACAATGACCGAAGATAATATACAAAAACGATATATTGATACAGAAACCTTAACTAATCCTACTGGTATAACAGGAGACGGACCTGACGGAACAACTATAGTAAGTGTTGTAAAGTTGTTTCGTTTTAGTAATTTTGCTAATATTAATATGTTCGATATCAGATATCAACTTGCCCTGACAGATTATTTTGGTATCAATAGAGGATTGGCCTCTCAGGCCTCATTGGGTCTTCCTCAATACAGCGCAACAAAACGATATATTAATTTAGTTGAACAATTTTTTGCTCCAGAAAAATCTATAAGATTCAGTAAAGTTAAAAATAGAATTTATATTGACGGATCCATGGAAGAATTATCAGCAGGTGCAGTTATGGTTATTGAGGCGTATGCTGCATTAGATCCAAACAAATACAATGAGATATACGATGACAGACTACTAAAAAAATATGTTACTGCCCTGATTAAACGACAATGGGGAGCGAACATGGCAAAATTTGATGGAGTTCAATTGCCTGGTGGAATCACTACTCGAGGCGCTGCAATTCAAGCAGAGGCAAAGGAAGAAATAGATTTAATCGAAGGGGAGATAAGAGGATCACACGAACTACCTTCTGACTTTTTCATAGGATAATGTATGGCGACAAATCCGTATTTCAGAACATACGATTCTGATCGAGAACAAAAACTCATCAATGAATTGACTGTTGAAACTATTCGTGCAATGGGTCGAGATGTTCTGTATATTCCTAGAGATTATTTGAATATAGACAACATATTCGGAGAAGATCCGGAAGCAAAATTTACCGAAGGATATCCAATAGAGGCCTATCTGGTAGACGTAGATCGGTTTCAAGGAAACCGAGACGTTATAGCAAAATTTGGTGTACAAATAACAGATCGTTGCACTATACTATTATCTAAAACCAGATTCGAAGAAGAAATAAAACTTAAAAGAACAGAGATACTCAAGCCTCGTGTCGGAGATTTAATTTATCTTCCTCTTTCCAAGTCTTTATTTGAAATCAATTATGTGGAAGACGAATTTCCATTTTATCAATTGGGTGGATTAACTACATACACTCTTACATTAGAAATGTTCACATACGACGGAGAAACCATCGATGTTGGAGTTACCGATGTAGATATCATAGAAACAGAAAGAAAAACTCCTGCGATTATATCGTATATTCACGGAAGTCCTATTACTGGATCAAATGAAATTAGAGACGGCGAATTGGTATTTCAAGTATTAGGAGTAACAGGATCTAGTTCTACTTTAGCAAATGCAACAGCAACTGCTACAGTAGTAGATATTATTCATGGCACAACAATGAACGCACTGTATCTGTCTGGAATTAGTGGTGCCTTCTCTTATAGTCAAACTCAAACTGTCAAGGGAAGCGTATCAGGTGCAGAATATTACTTCCGAGTGGCGGGAACATCTAGTGACAGAATAATTCCAACAGATCCGTCTACTGGTAAAAATGTAAACGATAATAATGATCTGAAACAGTCCACAATGACCATTTTTGATTTCACTGATATTGATCCGTTTTCTGAAGGAAATTATTAATGTTTAATCAGATTTTAGAAAACGGGTTTGACGATATTATCAAAAAGCATGTTATTGCATTTGGGTCTTTGTTTAGTTCTGTATATACCATGACCGAAAGAAACGGTCAAACAGAAAAAAGAAGAGTTCCAATATCATTTGGTCCAAAAGAAAAATTTATTCAATTAATTATAAACGAAAGTGGCATAACAGATAAAACTCATATTCAAATGGATTTGCCTCGAATTGGATTCGAGCTAGTAAATATTCAGTACGATCCTGGACGAAGATTAAATAAACTACAAAAGAAAACAAAAATTCTTAACAATGTTCGAAAACAAGCCTTTTCAGAATCTCCATATAACTTTACATTTGCCCTGTATGTGTTTTCTAGAAGTATGCAACACAATTTACAAGTAATTGAACAAATTGCTCCGTATTTTACTCCAGACTTTACTGTTACGATGAATATGAATGAACTGTATCAACGAGTAGATGTTCCTATTGTTCTAATGGACATAGATATTAACGAAGATTATGAAGGAGCATTTGATCAGCGTAGATCAATAGTTTCTGTGTTGCAGTTTAATATGAAGGGTTACATTTACTCGCCCACAAAAACTAATACTACTGGTGTTATTGAAACTAGTGATATTAATTTGTTTGATGGCTTGACTGGAAATGATTTTATTTTGGATATTGGATATACCGGAGACGCTGATATCGGCCCGTCAAGTGTTGTTTGGTCTCCTGGAGGAGCTCCATGAAATCTAGTAATGAAAAAATATCTGATGCATTGAATATCGAATTTACACCAGAAGAAACTACTTCAATAGTTAAACCTGTTCCAGAAAAAGAATTTACAGATTTAACAGGAGATTTTAATTC